GGTGCTGGTCGCTCCGTTCGCGGGACATCTGGCGTTGACGTGCAACCCACACTTACCAGTGCTAACGCAACGCTGCAGATCTTCAAGCTGAGATTTCGCATCGGCTAATTCCTTCGTGTATTTAGCATCCAGTGCCGCTGCGTCACGCTGGCGGGTCTGCATGTCTTTGATGGTGGCGATCGACAGGCTGAATTTCTCAGTGGCTTTATCGCGTTGGTCTTTATAAGCGATGGCATTGTCGCGGTAGTGGTTAATCGCCCAAGCCATGGAAACTAGCAGGCTGATAACGACAGTGAAGATGATGGCTGTTAATCGGCTCATTTCTGGCCCCACTCGCATACTTCCCGCTCAATCTCACGACGGGTTATCAGCCCCTTCCACTGTTTGCCACCGGCATACGTCCAGCGCTGCAGCTCTTTGCATGCACCAGGAACATCATCGGCATTAAGTTTCCTCAGCAGTGTTGATCTGCTAAAAGCGCCAACACCCACGTTGTAGGTGAAAGAGTAAAGCGCGGCGCGGGTAGGTTCAGGGACGTGGACCTTAATAAGCGGGTCGATAGCTGCAGCAACCTTGCGCAGATCTGACTGCAGTAAGGCATCACATTCTTTATCGGTGTAGCGGTGGCCGCGGCGAACATCAGCACCTGTGTGCCCGTCGCAAACAGTCCAGACACCAACGACATCCTGATAAGCGTAATATCGTCGCCCTTCCAGACCATCCGCATTGCCCAGCATCACAGCTGCAATAGTGATTGCCCCGGATCCACCAACTATGGCGCCCACCAGCTTATTTCTGAGTGTCTGGTTCATCTCGGCTCCTGCTGCGGCGGTTGTCTTCGCGGATCTTGAAATAGAGGTTCGTCAGATAAGTCAGTACGGCAATGATGATGCCCACCAGCACGCCGATAGCGTTCCACTGTTCGGGACTGTAGGCATTCAGCATGCCGTTTAGGATGCTGCCGGCTGAAGCGCCGTATGCAGCGCCGGTGGTTAATTTGTCCATGCGATACATGCTCTCACCTCGCTCTGTGCGGGTGCTAAATTTGGGAATAAAAAAAGCCCGCTCTTTCGAAGCGGGCCAATGAGTTGACTATTTGTAAGGTAGGTGTGAGTGAGACCTATGCTCAGGAGTGAAACTGTATCGGCTGATTCACTATAGGCTCAGGAGAACCACCGGAGAGATAGGCACATCCCACAACTCAAAGCGTAGCAGCAGATTACAAAACCATAAAAAAAGGCCTGCTTTTTATGGCAGGCTCTCAAGGAATTTGAAACTTGTATTGTTGTTGTCATGGTGCCGGGTGCCTCCCGGTGACTCTACCCCAGTCAGCAAAGACGCGCGCATACCTGCAGATAGCAGTTGACTGGAACGCCCTTTCGCTTAGAAAGGATTCACCACAGAAATAATTTACGCGCCATCCATTCCTGTGGTCAATGCTATATCTATGAACAAAAAAAAAGCCTACTCAAAGAGTAGGCAATCTGAGACTAACAGCATGCACGCTGTTAGTGAAAAGCACTAAGTACAAAGCACTTCCATATCCATTCCACCGGATATTTTGAAGAGTAGTACGAAAAGGATGAAGTGCAATAAATACAGTGCAATAACGTGCGATAAATCTTCTTAGCTAATTGGTGGAGAAAGTGGGCCAGAGAGAACTTCTGCTTCTCCGTTATCGCAGAGGTCATCTCCCTGCGTCAGATGCCAGACGCCAGTTATAGTCTGGCCAGTTTCAAGATCCTCGGTTACACCATTGGTGTAGTAGGCAACCTGAATCCTGCCGTTGTGCTGTACCCAGTAGAAACCTTCTTCCATTTTCCCTCCTGCGCGGTTGGGAAAATTATAAATCACCGCGGGGTTGGTTGGTTTTAGAAATTCTTAAATCGCTATTAAGCAAAAGCCCCACGGGGTTAACCGCAGGGCTTTAAACGAAGGCAATAACCCATCGTTAGAGGAAAATTACCACAGATTCGGGAAAAGTAAATAGCTCACGATAAATTCACGCCCTATTTTGTTATCTGCTTGAGCTGCACATCAGCCCATGCTTCTTCGATATCAAACTTGGTGATTAGCTGATCGTAAAATGGCTTAACTGACTTCTTCCAGGTATCGAGGCTGATTGCATCCGTTATCTGACACACCGCAGCGTAAGCCTCAGTTGATGGGATTCGCTCATATCCGCGCCCGCTGCAGCGCTTGCAATCAGCCAGAACCGGAACACCTTGCTGTTCTGTAAGAGCCTGATTAACGGCTTTCCCGCGTCCATGGCAATCTCTACAGGCGCAGCTGACAACCTTCTTCCCTTTGCATTCCGGGCAAAGCACCCGGGCCACTTCACGCACCCGGCGTTTGTTTTCGTATTGAGAAGGGATAACTTTCAGCCCCCAAGCAGAGGACTTTTTAATAACATCTTTTGCGTGCCAAGGGGTGCTGGTCTTCATCGTAAACACATCTGCGTCAATGAACCCCTGTCCGTCACAACATACGCAATGCTTCAGACTTGCGGCGCTACGGGAATAGTCATCGAACGCGAAGGTGGCCAGCTGATGCATCACCAGTGGTTTAACCCCTGCATCCAGTTTGCGAAGCGCAGCCACCCGATCGCACTTGGTCAGCGCGTACTGGGCCAGCAATTCGATCGCCCTCTCCCGGTCATTGTTGCTGATACCCATCTTCCCGAGAAAGGCGCTGTATCCCAATGCTGCCCGTTCTTGTGTCATACCCATAGCGGCCATGATATCCGTCCCGGTTAATGAGTCTGACGCAGTAGCACGCGGAGAGTCGCTAATCATTGTCGATTTGGCGAAGTGATATTTGAGGGTGTTTTCAAGATTCATGCGGTCTCCAGCTCGGTAATGGTTAGTTCTAATTTCCCGCCCTTAACGACAGGCATTTTCACAACGCGATAGTCGACAACCTGGCCGTCATCCAGCCAGAATCCCGCCTTGGTTAAAGCGTCGAATGCAGCCTTCTGCAGGTTATCCAGATCGCGGCGCCGGCGGTCGGGCATGTGGCATTCAATTCGGATTTTGAGTGGTGCGGCCGTCTGGATATTAAGCCGGGCGCTTCGAATGACACTGGCGACCGCACAGCGATACGCGACGCCATCAGCGCTAATGTGAGTGCGCCCGCGGTTGTGCCGGTAATACCGGTTGTTGCTCGGCGGCCATGGCAAAGTGATGTGATATGTATTCACGTTCACCCACATATCCGGTTTCGCCAGCGGCTATCCGGGCGCGCTGGTGTATTTGAAGCCGGAAGGAATGCACTGACAGTCCAGGTAACGTAATCCGCGTTAAGGCTACGCTCGACTCGGACGCCACGAGCTTTGTATCGCTTAACCAGTTCGTCGGCCTGTTCGGTGCTGCAGTCGGTATGATGGAACCAGCTTTTCTTCATTCCATCACCCCGCAAAGCCAAGCAGCTGCGCGGCGACATTTTCGGCCTCATCGCGACTGCGGAATGAACGGGACAGGACCCACCGCCAGAGGACATCGAGCGCTGCTTTATAAAGCTGCTGAAACTCGAGTTCGTCCATGTTGGCGAATGAGATGCTACGAGGATGCTTTTTGAGTGTTCCGTCGGGTAACTGAATGGCATCAAAGTGCCCTGCCTCGACGATCACCCATGAACGGTAAGCATCGAAGGATTTGCACAGGCTAATGCCATTTGTGACGCGCCGATACGCAACCTGCTCTAGATACTGTTCGGCAGCATCGATCAGCGCGCCCTCATTCCCGCCATAAGAAGCCAGGAACTTGGCGTAGCCGGTAATCAGCTTCCGCTCGTTGCTAGAAATAGCCCCGCCGGTTGGTTCCCAGTATTCAAAACCGAGACTGAGAAGCGCAAAAAAGCGCCGGTGGAATGCCGGGTTTCGTACCCGCCTGAACTCGGCAACAAGAACATCGCCGAGCCGGGTTTTAGATTGCAGGATATCGCTGGTCTCGGGCGTAGCCGGGATCAGTATTCCTGAGTGGTGTTTTATAAATTGTAATTCTAGCGCCATGGTTATCTCCGTGGCGCATCAGGTATAGGTTGTTCAGGCCTATGAAAGAATAATATCAGACGGTGGTGTAATTCGGTACCCAAGCCGTTTTGCAAATTGCATGAAACCGTTGAGAGTGAAGATTTCTTCCTCTTCAAGTAACGGTCGTAATGAAACTATTCCATTTACTCGATAAACCAGATATCTCCCTTCCGCCGGGAAGCTATAGATAACTGCTTTATCGGCCCTTCTGACCACGTCGTACCATTGATCATCTGCATTAAAGGCATCTACACTAAACACTATTTCCCCAAGAGCGACTTATTGATGCGGTAAACAGTAATCGGGAACAGCCAGGGGAACGCAAACAGCGATACTCTTTGAAACTGCTCCAGTGAAAATCACGCGATTAATAAAACCACTCGTCCGCGCTTTCCCAGGTCTTCTGCACGATATGTTCGACCTCTTTCTTGTCGCCCCCGAAAACAGTCAAACCATCATTGCTGGCACGCCTGATCATAAGCTGGCAATCATCAAACTGCTTGCTGAGTCTTTTGAGCAGTTCTGACTCAAGCGCAGGTATAGCTCCATCAGGAAGTTTCTTCATGCGATCAATGGTTATCTCGATTTTCATTTTTCCCTCCGCAATGAATTACTGTATGCATGTACAGTGCATTTATAAGCTTATGCAGCGGATTTTGCAAGGGATTGTCGTTATGCAGAAAGAACTAAATTGACTTCGCGATCAGCATAAAGCTTGTGAGAAAGGGAACAATTGGTTTAACGCGGTGATAATTGCATCGCTGATTGGTCATACAATATACGAAGTCGAATAATCTTATCCGACTTCGTTCTTATCTATCATTGTAATCAAAGGATTCAATATCAATGGATCAATGGATCAATGGATCAATGGATCAAAAATAACTGTTACTGAGCCTCGATAAGTATCTGGTCTTGTGTTTAACATCGTATCAACATTTCTTTGCTCGATTAAAAAATCAATATATCCAGGTTTGTTTTGTCCAAACTCGTGCGTTTCAAAAAGATTCCTAGTAAGATCTTTACCTATTAAAAGCCTTTGTTTTATTACTGACTTACCAGATTTGGCATCTGAAATATTCTCGGGTAATGTCAGAAAAGTTTGAACAGGCACTAACTGCGAAGATGAATTATCACTTTTCAACGTACAATCCGTACCAAGGTTTTGCTCACATTCAAGGTAAACAGTAAAAGCACCGGAACTTGATAAGTTAAAGTTACTTCGTGCTGTAAGTGAAGGCGTTATGCGATTTACCTTCCAACGCTCCCAGTTTGCGGCACCTTGATCAACACTACAGATCATTTCTATTTTACATGGTTGGAACGATACGTTTTGATTCTCACTAGCTGTACTAAGTTTAAGCTCATGGTTTACTGTAAGTATAAAATTTATAGTTAATTTAGTATCTGATGGTTTGTAGTTATCACCAAAATCAATTTCGCTTCCAGGGCCAACATCGAATGTCAACTCCCCTCTATATACCCCAGATCCCATTGACAGTGGGTTAGGAGTTACAAGTTCATAGCCGAAGCTGTTATGAGAGAGAAGGTCTGGCTCGCCAGTTGAATCTATTTTTGCCGTTTTATAACATGCAACATCTGATGCGGGCACTTTCCAGTTAAAATGATAGTACTTAGCGTTTCGATACCCTAGCCCTGAGTATGTACATGGTGCTGGAGCATTAACGAAAGAGCTACCATTCCAAAAATTTTGATGGTCAGCAAGAGTCCAACTATTTACGACGCGGTATCGAGAGGAAAAAGCATTCACTCTAAATCTAACTTTACTGCTTTCACCTGTTTCACTGTTTCTCACTATAACCTCACGCCATGCCCCTGGAATCTTAAAATAAACCCCCATTCGAGGCTCAGAGTTCGCTTTTAATCCAGACGAAATCAATGATGCTGTTATGCCCCCCATATCAATACTTAACGTGTTATGATCTGCACAATCTGATGGATATGTTGAACAATAACCAGACTGAGGGGTCGTGTTAATAAATTCATTATTACTTGGATTACTCATCGAAGGGGCGAATGTAGCCGTAACGTCTACAACTGCAGCCTGCAAATGAGAAGCAAACATACACAATGAAATAATTAAAATCGCTCTCATTAAACCTCCCTTAAATTTCGTGGAGCCACATATATCAAAGCTGAGTTATCTGGTAAAAACATTCGCATCAAAAATAATAGTTACATCTCCGCGATAAGTATCAGGGCGTGTAGTAAGCATGGTGTCCACATCAGGTTGCTTGACGTAAAAATAGAGATGGCCTGCCTTGTTCACACCGAAACTATTGGTATGGTAAACCATTGTGTCAGAGTTTTTACCCACCTTAACTGGATGGTTTTTCACTCTGATTCCAGAGTCGTTGACTATATTATCTGGAAGAGTAAGCAGAGTGTGGAAAGGTATCAACTGGGTTGTTTTATCACTTTTCAGTGCACAGCCATCACCTAAATCATATTGACACTGTATATACACAGAAAATGCGCCAGAAGACGACAACGTAAATTCACTTTTCCCAGTCAACTCAGGTGTTACTCTGTTAACCATCCACCGTTCCCAATTTTCATTTCCTTTGTCCTGATTACAAACGTTTCCACGCAAACAAGCTTGCATGGAAACACTACCGCTTCCTTCTTTAGGAGTCACTATGAGCTCGTGATTAACAGTAAGTGTAAAATTGATTGTAAGCGTAGGGCTATTGGGATCCCACTTATTACCAAAATCGATTTCCTTGTCTTTACCTACCGAAAAAGTTATAGTTCCGGTGTAAATGCCACCTTCCATATCCAGAGCTGATGGTGTTTCTAAAATATAACCTACCGATACATCATCAATAACTGTAGTACTTATATCTGCATTACCTGCATTGGACGTTCTCGTCTTATAGCATGCAGTTGGATTAGAGGGATTATTAATAAGCCAAGTGAATGCATACCAAGAACCGCCGGAAACAGCCGTACCACCAGGGTAACAACCTCCCTGCGGATATACAAACGATCCCCCATTCCATGCGCCGGAGGATGAGGAAGAAGGTTCTGGCATTCTCCACATTTTTGTTGAAATCGCATCGAATTTGAATTTCAGGAAACTCCTTGCATCAGATGCTATATTCCTAACTTCAACTGTCGTCTCAGGAGGCAATTTGAAATAAACATGATCCTTTGGATCCGAATCATCGAAGTTTATTGTTGAGGAATTAGATGTGAAAACCAAGCCAGTTGCCAAACTAAACTGCCCTTTCGTACAATAATCTGGCCAAGTAGCGCAATGTCCCCCCTGCGGTGTTGTATTTGTGAAAGAACTATTTAAAGGATTAGATAGGGATGGAGAAAAGCTAGCAGTGACCTCCATAGTAGCTGCCTCAATTAATTTAGCATAACCAATACATACAATACTTAAAAATAACATAACGTAACATTTCATAAGCTTTCCAATGTTATAGGTTAAAGAGTATATTGTGAGGATGTTTTGGCAACAAACCCCACCAAAACATTAATCAATTGCATCTCGAATGCAGCGAATGCTTTTAAGTTACGTAGCAGCAATCACGCTGAAGAAAACTATTACTTTTCAAATTTTATTATTTTTTTTCACCGCCATCCGCCGCCACACATTTCAGCGCATTTACAAAACGAACCGAATCATCACCGGCATCACCCCATTTTGGCAAATTGCACCTCAGTGCATTCTTATCGCCTTCTGCCTTTAATGTTAATGTATTATTGCCCCTACCTGTCTCCAGAGTTAATACACCTTCTGTATTAATGACCGCACCGCTGAGATCGCTTTCAACATACCGGTTCTTCAGGAGTTTTCCCTGTTCATCAAGCAATGTGCCTATCACCGTAAAGGTTTTAACCGCATTTACTTTCACGTACTGCACGCTGCCCTTGTTTAACTGTATACTCTGTTGTTCCGGGATGACCTTCACGCTGTCTCCTCCAGTGGCACTAAACTGGATTACGTCCCTTTTCCACTGCTCTACTGGTACAATATTTCTACCGGGCACTAAGCGGATTTCACTAAGTTTCCCTGAGGCCTGGATACCGATATCATCGTCATCCGATTCTACATCCACGATCAGTGCTGAACTCATACCTCGGGTGGTACTGCCGCTGGCCGATGCCATCTTTCCTCCACCCAACATCAGCACTTGACTCAGGTTTCCACCTGCTGTGTTTGTACTTCCCTGCGTATTGTGTTGCACCCAACCATCACCGCTTGCGAACTGCGTATCCACTGAAGCATTTGCGCTTAATACAGTATTCTGGGAGCTGTATGACACACCTCCTCCCATCGTGCGAAGTACGCTTTCATCCTCTGGCTGATACTGATAACTGAGACTCGAGTACCCACGATTTTGGTTCATCCCCGTTTCCGCTGATACTGTGTGCTGTGAAGATGGTGTCAGTGATAAGCTCAGACCCAGCGACACACCATTATCACGGCGCTTATTACCGTAACCTGGCCTATCCCAGCCACTGACTCGAAAGTTCATATTTCTTCCAGCTAACGAACCCAAAGTCGTCGTCGAAATATCAGTACTAAATCCCTTGCGCCAAGGAGTATCGATATACTGGCCGTTTACTGTAAGTGATGTTGACCAAGGTAGTCGCAACGACAAAGATGATCCCCAGGTATCCCCTTGCTGACGATGACTAGTTTTGTGACCATAAACGTCAGTTGTAGTTGAACGCCAATATAGGCTGGCCGAGCCTCCACCAGAAATTGTACGGTAATAACGTAAATCAGTATTTTGATTTGACTGGTTATCATTACTACCTCTTGTAAACTGCGCAAACAACGAATCGTTCGGTGAAAGCGTAACATTACTTCTAACCCGGACTTGATGTTCGTTTTCGGTGGCTGCGCCGCTCAAACCCATCACCACCCGCGGGTGAATAAGATAGTCAATACCGCCGCCAGCCGCTCCAGGATTAACGTTTTCGTCGCGATAGCGATTGTTAGTACCGATGGTTCGCTGCTGACCACCCCAAAGGTTCATGCGCCAGCGTTTTTCTGGATTGTTCCAGCCCTGGGGTTTATAAATTTGTGCCTGCTGGGTGTCGACAATGTGACCATTTTCGATAATTTTGATAGTTATGTCATATATGCCGCCCGGCAGACGTCTCGTATCGAGTGCTTGTACACCCGACTCTAGTTGCTGCGTATGAATAAGTCTCCCATCGCGCCAAACCTCCGCAATTGACTGATTTTGCCCAGTTACGTATACAGGCCAGGCACTTACGCTGTCACTACTAATAAGTAAGGAGTCAGATGTACCCCACATGGCACCTACTACCGTGTCATATCCGAAGCCTGATATTTCAACGTTACCCGTATCACTGTCGGGTGTGAAAAAGCCTAATCGGATATAATAACCGGGTAATTCTTTCTGGGAATATAATTCATATAGGTTGCTGCTGCTGTAATGATATTTTCCGTCGGTACCAGAAGACTGAAATGATGCTTTCTGGCTCCACCCAAGAAAAGAGGCTGTAAGTGATGAGTTAATCCCCCAACTGCGGGTACTATCACTGTTAGTCACAGAAATATCGTTATACATAATCATTCCACCAGGCATTCCCTCCGGCAATGAAATGAAATTGTCTTCAGCTCTTGCTGTTTCATAATCTGATGTATATAGTTTAAGTATTGAGCTATCTAGTCGGTATTCAGCCGCCATAAGACCAGGTGGACATTCTTTAGTACATTCCCCTACCGATACCCCTTTCTCCAGAACCTTTTTCCATCTATCCCTAATCACAGGCTCAATGTTATCTGACTCTTCCACGATACGAACGAGGCGAACGTTACCGCCTTCTGTTAAGGTTATTGCAGCTTCGAATAACAGTGAGTCGTTCAAAAAAACCTGGGCATGAACTTCTGATTCATAAAAGTAACGCCTGAAATCCTCAGGAAGAGCCCGCATATTAGCGGCTAGTGTCATATCCGCTTCTGCATAGAAGAATGGGCAAATAGATAAAAGCAATACGAATCTTTTCATATGAAAAGCCGCTGCAGTAATACAGCGGCCTCCTCTGTCAGGTTAGAGAAACAAGCCAGAAGTTATGGAGTTACTACAGGCTCAAAAATCATGGCTACAGAGCCGGTAAACATGCCGTTCACGGTGAGTGCTGCATCGTCAGCCTGAGTGATTTTTAAGGCAGTACGGCCACCTGCTTTAGCTGCCGTTGCACTCACCACTTCGGATGCGGTTTTGGTTACAGGTGTATTGTTAAAGGTCACAGCCAATGGAATAACATCCGTACCGTTTGACAGCTGTGGTTTACCGTCAGAATTCAAGTTACCAGTCAGAGTTGCCTGGATGGCACCAGCGGTGTTTTTGTATTGGAATTGTTTTTCAAAAACCTGCAGTTTGCTGCTTGCAATGTCATAACCCATATCTTGGGTCTGATCGATCCAGCCTGCATCAACCGGGAGAACCTGGAAGGAATCCGACGGGACGGTAGCCGACAGGTTGATAGTGTAACTCTGGCTATCTGCAGCGTTTGCTGCACCTGTCATTGCCGCACAAGCAAAGATTGCCGCAGAAATGCTAGTTTTGATTGCAGTAAATTGACGATTCATTAAAAACTCCTTAAGGTTATTTCGTCCAAAATTCGCACAAAATAGTGCTAGTGAATTAAGCAGATATTAGAAAGACTTCGCCTGCTTATTGTTTCCCTCGATGAGAGTGAAATTTGTTTTAAAATCTTTTTTTCCAGTAATTGAATGGCTACGCCCAGGGAGAATAAACTCTCTACTGACTTCCCCACAGTCTGTATTAGCACTTCGACACTGGCGGATATCTTCAAGCACTACCGTAGCATTGCCATTGTTTGTGACAATTAATCCACCATCGGTATTATTTTTAATTCCAGTATTAAATGTCGGTTTCTCCGGCTGAACAATTACAATAGCTCCGTATCCAGTAAGAATATTTACACCTGCTTGCAGTGTATCTTGCCGATATTGTCCTGCCGCCTTGCTATCCAGCCCAAAACCATCTTCGGCTTGAGGCATAACTGGGGTAAATCGTACACGGAAGTAACGTTCCTTCTCACGCTTTCCCGGCCACATAATCCGAACCGACTGAAATCCATTTGGTGGAATAATCATCCTCAAAGGTGTAACTACCAGCCTATTTTTTTCGAGAACATTACCATCCATCTCTTTCACGGGGCTTTCATTATTAGATGTATTTTTGCTATTTGGATCTATCTCTAGCAACTCAACTCTCACAAAGGCAGTGGAGTCGCCACTGTTATAAATACGCTTTGTAAGACTCTGACTTTCAGGAGTTAGTACATCATACATACTTCCTATTCCAATCATCGGAGCTGAGTTGACCGGTGCAGAGAAGATTCCAAGAGATAGAACTAACCCTGCCAAATTCATGACATTTTTTAAATTAAACATAACACCTCATTCCACACTTGGTAGTTTACGTGTAGTTTGATGGATACTGAGAGAACAGAATTAATCTAGTGATCGATCAATAATCAATGCATCATAAATTAACAACTTGATAATTCTCAACCCTTCAAAATAATCACTTCCGTTATCGTGTATTTCTAGACATTGGGTGACTTTTCCTTTCAGCCAGTTTAATGCAAGTCCGTCAGGCTTTTTGTCACACACAAACTCAAGGAAATTTATCATTTCATGACATTCTATAAATCCATAATGATTTAGCTTTGTTGATAGTTCGTCACAAGTAATCTCAGCAGAAAATGAGTATTCTTTACTGCACATTTTCACTGTCGACTCCTATTCCAGCTTCTACATAGTTCGAATGCATAAATCATTCACATAGCTCATTCGAATACTTAGGGTGCCTAACATCGTGCTCAATTATCAACGTTATGTTGCGGCAACTTTTCGATGGGCAGAAATTTACCATCAAAAACTGCTAATGGAATCTTTATATTGAAATAATTGGTTTTATAGAATTTTATGCTGATTTATAATTTTTTAAAGACTAACACACCAACAGGAAAGACATCTGTTAGGAAATTTCCTAACATAGTTTAATCCATAAGGTTGCAGGATGAAGAATTTTCAGCGTGTTTTGAAGAGGAAATGAGGGATTATGCTGTATATCATCGAGGATCTGATCTGTTTTCGCACAGATGATGGTGCGCTCTGGACCAAAAATGACGAAAAAGATAGTTTAATCCTCAGCCCCATCGTTGCACGACTATTACAACTTTTCTTACTAGAACAAGGTAAACTGCTTACAAGACAAGAAATTATGCATTACGTTTGGGAGAAGCACGGGCTGGAGGCATCCAACAACAGCCTTAATCAGTATGTATCCCAGCTAAGAAAATTGATGGCTAATTTTCAGTTACCTGACGATTTTATTAGAACAGTTCCGAGGGAAGGATTCGTACTCAATAGCACGTTGAATATCAAGATCGAGAATGAATCAGAACTTGTGACGCTTCCTTCAATGAGTGCAGAATCACCTCAACCCATAAAGAAATCGAAGCACTCCATTGTTATGTGGCTGAGTATCAGTTTATTTATTGTACTCATTAGTACTCCGTTTGCTGTTATCAACTTCATTGATATGGCGTACAAACAACGCATGTCCGTTAGCTCTGAGAAAATTGGTGTGATTGGTAACTGCCCAGTCAACTCTGTGTTAATGGGACGAAATTCAAGAATGAACGAAGTACTTTCATTCGCTCAAAATTATATTGAGAAAAATAACATTTCATGCAACGATAATAGCATAGTTTACTTTTTCGCAACTGGCGGTATTTTGAAGAATCAGGGTGGCAGAGCCTTCTTATCCCATTGCCAGATAAAAGATAATGAAATTATTTCCTGTATTGATTATACATATCACTCATGGATGTAAACATGCATATCTCCATATCGATGTTTAAAACCAGAAAATCCATCATTTTCATATTACTTTCTTTTATTTTGTTGTCGGCAATCTTTACCTACTTTCAATATCGTAATCGCGTAATCATTGACTGCGACGCAGATTTTGTTTTCAGCGCACCTCAAAAGCAGTATCTGATTAAAGGTACTATGAAACTGAAAATGGAACATAGTAGAAAGGGGCACATCAGAATTGATGGTGTTGTTGAGTCCAATAACGAGCAGTCATGGCTAAATCGCGATGCGATTTTTACATATAATCAACTTGATGCTTCATCATTCAAAATGGAAAATCTTAAAGTCATAAAAGGTGAACGAGATAATGCATCAGATAAAGATTTCGCTGACAATTTCTATTCGCTAGAACTTAAAACGCGCAACGTCCTTACAATATACAGGATTGAGAACGGCTACTTGGTAGGTAATTACCGGGCTCCTGTTTTCATGTGCCTTACACCATAATGCCAAATTTGGCCTTACCAACCCGGTATTACCCAGCATCTTCACCAATGGGCGTCCTATAAGTTCGCCCAGCTTATGTGCCCTCTTACACCTTCAATGCACCACTAACATTATTCAAGGTTCAGTTTCACCGGTTCTATAAGCACCAAGCATACTTATACCCTTCCACAATTTTTCAAGCGCTCGTATTTCGCTTTCAAAAGCTCCACCGGTGTCGGCCCCTTTGGTGATACCGGTGCGGCAAGTGCCTGACGAACAGGCGGAATCGGCTTTCCGGCCAGCACCCGCTTTTCCCACAAATCCAGAATGTCGCTGGCTTCACGCTCAAGCTCTTTCTGGCTCAGTTGGCCATCAGTTCCGCGGCGACGCAACTCGAGGCAGATGTGGTAATAAACCGGCTTCGGCCAGGGATACTGCTCACTGCTCGGGTACCGGAATACCAGCTTACGCCACTTCCAGTACTCAGCCATGACGTCAGCGGTGGTGATCCCTAGCACGCAGCGCCCTTCCCTGCACCACTTGATGAACTGGCCTGGCGAAGGCAGAAACGGGCGATCCTGGCGACGCACCATGCGCATGCCAGCTTCAACCTCCTCCAGAGTGGTGATCCCGTTTTCTTTGAACGCCAGCACCCACTGGCGGCGGATCTCGTTTACGTCTTCCTGGCTACGATTAACCAGGCTTGCCGGAAACGCGGCCGCCAGCTGTACAAACAAGCCGTTGATAATCTGCGCCACCTGCTGCGTTTGTTCACGTTCGGTATACTGCTCCGGCATGTTGTGCGCCACACGGCGAGCTTGTTCCCGGTCAAAATTGCGAATGCTCTCGGCTAGGTTTTTCATTCCAGCACCCAGTCAATCCAGTCGGTGTTATGCAGGTCAATACCGCCCCGGGATGGTTTTACCGCTCCGGTTGCACGCAGCCGTTTGGTGGTGAGCTGATCCCACTGCTTTCGCAGACTTGAAGGGCTCAGGATGTTGTCTTTCCAGAACTCGTCCCGGTTGGCCCACTGGAACAGGTCACAAATTTCGTAGTGAGTGCGCTTGTCCTGGAAACGCATCAGCCTGATGGTGTTTGCCCATTCAGCCCAGTTTGGTTCGGATAGCGATGCGTTGACGGTGAGAAGCCTGTCGTAAATCCAGCGGGCGGCCTTGAGGTCGTCAGCGGATCCCCATGATTTACCTGCCGGGGTGTATATCCCGTCTGCAGCTTCAGGATGGCGAGAGAGAAATTTTTGAGTTTTCTGGTTTCGGGATTCGTCAGAATTCCGAGACGAGGATATTTTATTATTGTTCTTGTTATAGTCTTGGGTGTCTACCGTTTCCGGGAAGGTTTTTCCCGTTTCGGTAACACTTTTCCCGATTTCGGGAAGACTTTTCCCGTTTTCGGTTTGTCTAATATCCAGGCGGAAAGGTCAGTATTTATACCGACCGTTTTCATCACACCCTGCTTTTGACTGAAGATAATTTTGCGTTCTGCAAGTGATTTGAGCGCATCAGAAACATGCGAATCACTTAAGCCTGTAAGCTCAGCAATCACCGTGTTCGTAACGCGGTCCTGCTTCTTGTTCCAGCCGTAGGTAAGCCAGATCACCGCCTCAAAACACTGCCACTCCCGGCCTGACATTCTCAGACGAGGCTTAAGCTGTTGGATCTCGTTAGC